TGCTTGTGCTTTTGCCATGATTGGTTTCTCCCTCAAGAGTGTTACTTACTGAAGTTGTAGCGTCCGCATGTAACCCAGTCCAGCCGGCGGTTGATGGCATCGACGATGTGCGCTTGTGTCAGCTTCACCCGCCGCGGACGGTTGCGGTGTTCGTTAAGTAGGTTCATCATTTCTTCGGATAGGTGCAGTGTGCCTTTGCTCACTGCCATTGCCAGGGCTTCGGGGTTGGCCGGGACAGATACTACCGACACTTCAAGCAACGTCCACTTGCGATGCACCAGGCGTGCCGCGGCCCAGTCGGGACGCTTGCGGATTTCGTCGCGGGTCGGTGGGCTGGATTCATGCGGATCGAATCCGATACTGAAAGCCTTCAGGAACTCGCCTTGAAACAAGGATAGCACTTCGTCACCCCGTGGACCGGTCGCGATTTGTATCGTCGCGGTGATGGCATCGGGGTGCCGCTTCAGCTTCGTAGCGCGTCCGATTGGCAGCTGGTCGGCGCGATGGCCCAGTAGGATGACCGGGTTGCGCTCGAATTCGGCCAGGTTAGCACCGGCCGGAAGCACTACTTCGCGGTCCCGATCGACCGCGCTGGTGTTGATCGTTGCGTGAATCTGCCGGCTGCCTTCGGTCAGCTTGATTGCACTCGCAGCGAATTGCTTGCGTTTCAATGTAGCTGTCATTCGGGGTCGTCCTCCGAGTCCAGGTACGGAATATAGTAGTCAATCGGGTGCCGCTCGCCGTCGGTGCTGTCGTCACTGTAGAAAGAGTATTCAATCAACAACCCGGTCCAGTCGCAGCGGGTGGTCAACTCTGCAACATACTGGTTCCAGGATTCGAGTAGTTCGCTATCGTCCACTGCAACATAGCCGCAAGCCTCCAGGACGTTGCGGAATTCGTCCAGCAAGGCCGGTGGTACTTCGGCGAGCGAATCGACGGGTTGCATGTTCACGGTTTTCATTGTGCAGGTTTCTCCGATTACCCCGGGTGCCAGATGATTTCGATCGTGCCGTTCTTCGTGTCGCCGCCGTTCGCTACGCCGATGGTTAGCGGTCCGTTCACGGTGGGATGCCGCGGCATTTCGACATTTGCTACCGTTCCCGTTGGGAGCAGGAAAAAGTATTCCAGATCCGCGGCCGCGTTGCTGCGGGCGCCCATGGCCGTGATGACGGCCGTCGGACACTGCGCGAAGATGGATAGGCCGTTGTGATCGGCGATCGTTACATCCCAACCAACAGAAGGCGCCGCTGCGCCCGGGATCGTGGTGACGCACACGATGCGGCCGCTGATGGCCTTCGTGGTGCCGCTGGCTGCGCCGGCGCCGCTGGTCTCGAACGTGGCCTTGATCGTCTTGTAGACGCCGTAGCTCTCGATGTACTCGAAGGTCATGGCCATTGTTGGGTTCAGCTCTCCTCGCCTGGGGCCGGGGCGGGGTCAATCTTGGTGATCCGCCGGCCGGTGCAATTCGGGGTTTCTCGGATTTCGACGCATCGCCAGCCGAAGCGGCGTAACAGAACTTTTAACAGGGCCTTCAAGCGGACGTTCGGGCCGTTGCCGGCGGCGTCCGGACCGGCCGGCTCGGGGCGGATGAGCAGGGCGACAACGCCCGATTCTTGTTGTTTGGGGTTTACCCGGAAGGCGCTCATCTTCAGCTTTCCACCCCTGTTTTTTGGCCAAAATCGCCTAGGTGCTCAAGATGTCCATGCATGGCGCGTTGATCGCCTTGAGCGCCTTGGCGCGGCAATCGCCATTCCCACCTACTGGTATTCATGTATCCAACCTTTTCCGCGAGTACACCCATCTGCTTCTTCGCGCGGCGCAGGGTGGCTATCGAAATGCCTTCCTCGCGCGCCTGTGAGTCAATCTCTTTGGACGGCACCGGGCCGTCTGCCAGGACCCCGCGCAGGAAGTCCGCGGCCTCATCGCGCTCGGTGCGCTGGCCGGTGTCGGCAGCTCGACGAGCCAGGGCCTGGTCCGCGGTCATCTGCACCGGGTCGGGGTCCCAGGCCAGCACCCCGCGGCCGTCGGCAGTGTCCAGCAGCCGATAGGCGATGCCCGGGGCCGGCCGGGCGAAGTTCATTTTCGAGCAGAGCATCAGCTGCCGGCTCTCGTCGTCCGGGTCGCGCGTGACGAGCCATGCCGCCCGGGCCGCGGCGATGAACTGGATGCTGTCGGATGATGCGTGGATGGCATTGGCCGCGGCGCTCTTGCGCAGATGATGCACGACGATGATGCACGCGCCGGTGTCTGATGCCAGACGAGAGAGCGGCGTCATCAGCCAGCGTACATCGGTGCCGCGGTGCGTGTTGGCTCGCGCGCCGTCGCCACAGATGGCCGATAGCGGGTCCAGGATGACCAGCTCGGCGCGATGCTGGACGATGGCAGCGCGCAACGCGTCGATGTCCGACGAGAGAGATAGACCGCCGCGGATGCAATGTATGCGCGACGCGTCGCCCCCCTGCGCGTCGATCCGTGGGCGAATGGTATCCTCGGGGTCGTCCTCCATGCTCGCGATTAGCGATGTGCCTACTCCTGGGGACGGAGCGCCATCCGGCCAGTCGATGCCTCGAGATAGCCGGCAGGCCATGTCCGTGGTCAGCCAGCTCTTTCCTTGTCCGGGGTCGCCGGAGATCATGTGCAGCTTGCCGCGCGCGAAGCGACCGCGCCACAACTGATGGATGGGCTGCGGGTGCACGTCCGCCATGCGCACAACGTCCAGCGTACTGGTTGCAGGCCGCGGATATCCGTTGGCCATCGGCAGCGCGGCACGTAGTGCTACCAGGTCCGCTGTCGGGCTGTCGGCGGCAACGACCAGCTGGCGGGTGTAGCGCTGCAGCTCTCGCTGCTCGTAGGTTCGGGCTACGATCGCCGCGTACTCTGCCGCGCGATGCGATGACGGCACACTCCCGGCCAGCTCCACCAGCCGCGCCTCGGTGATGCGATCGGCCAGACCGCGGGTGCGCAGCTCGTCGGCGACCGTGACGAGATCGACCGATCGGCCGGCAGAGTGCATGTCCACCAGCACGCCGTGCAGTAGGGCCAAGTCCGGATCGGAGTAGGCGCCTCGGGAGATGACAGCCGCTACGTCATCAATCGCTTGCGGCCGCAGCAGCATCGCGCCGACGCATGCGGACTCGGCGTCTTGGTCGGCGATGGGTTGCACGTCGTCCGCTACTCGCGACATGTTTCCTCCGGGGGGTTCTGGTCGATGGCGATCGTTCGGCCGGTCCGTGTGTCGTACGACTGGAGCTTGGCCGTGGGTTCCAGGTCGTCAATCAGGTCCCCTCGGCCGATCTCGCGGAGCCGACGTTGCCAGCGTTCGCGGTCAGCGATGCCCAGACACATTTCCAAAAAGAACTGCGGGTCACGCTGGTCGATCAGCACCAGGGCGCGCGCCCACACGAGATGTGCAGCGGTCAAAAAATCGTCTTCTCCGACGATGCTGGATAGGCCCAGCTCGTTCAATTCAGCGTCGGTGATCAGGCCGCGTTGCTTCGCCTGCACGACCAACATGCGGACGTAGTTGTCCAGGACGTGCACCAGTGCTCGGGTGCGATTATTGAAGCCGATGAGCACTGCGAGTGCGTCCAGCATGTCTACGGTTCGCTGGTCAAGGCGGAAGGCGGTTGATACTTTTCGCGAGATGGTTTGTTCCACGCGGTTATCCTCCAAGCTTGGTTTCGTGGGTTTGTGCTGATGAAACATACAACGCGCCGTAAACAAGTCAAACAAAGTTTGCGCCGCGAACATTGCTCACAGGCTTGACGTTTTGGTTGCATTCCGATGTGTGCCGGTGTGTGCCAATCGGTGCCGGTGTGTGCCGATGACGTGATGGGAAGAAAAAAGTTGTGCGCTCGGGGGATTTTTCGTGATAAAATGCCATGATAATGACTGACAATTCGGAAAAAAGGCGCAGGGGTAGGCCGAAGGGTGCCAAGAACAAGCTTCCCAGCTGGCGAGAACGGTTCGATCAGGTCCTCACCGAGTTGGATAGTGAAGGGGCCTTGCTGCGGCTCATTCGTGCGGTTTTGCAGGCCGCAGAAGGCGGGGATATGTCGGCTGCGGCAATCCTTCTGAAGTACTGGATCCCCGAACTGCCGCGACAACTCAGCGTGCATGCCGAGACCGAGCAGATCACCCGGGTAGAGTTCGGGGGGATGTTCAAATCGGTGCAGCTCAAGGAACGGCCGGCGCCTCAGGTTCAGCCGGAGCAACCAAACATCCTGCCGATGCCGGAGAACACCGGCCGGCCGACGGCGCAAGAGCGGCAGCGCGCTCGCGACGCTGAACTGCTCGCCAGGATTGAAGCAGGCAAGCCAGACCCGCCGGAGAGCGACGATGGGATCAAGCTGGCACCGGAAGGCGAGCCGGCAGCCGAACGCGTCGTGGCGGAACGCACAGCCGGTATGGCGGGTCATCGCGTGATCGCTTGGGACGGCGACAAAGCCGAGCTGCTCGAAACCGATGAATCCCGGCTGCGGCGCTTGTGGGACAATCGCGACGCTTGGCGATGAGCGCAACATCAACACCAACATTCGGCATGTCGGTTGTAATCCATTGTGGCACTTGTGCTTAGGAACGTGACCAGCGGGTAGCACACCCGTTCTTCATTAGGAACCACCCATGTCCCGTCCCCCAGATGGCATATCGTTCAAACGCGGCGGCGCTATTCGTGCCGCGGATCTGCAGTCAATTCGCCGGCAGATTGCCGAGCGCGCAACTCTTGACATTGCCGGCAAGCGCACCAGGCCGGCGCCGGTCAACTGGTTTGGCCAGATTATGCCGCGCGGTCCATTGGTGCACCAGGTCGACGAAGAAGGGCAGCCGGTCGGGCAACCTGTCCAAATGCCAGACTTCGCCGACTCGCGCTACTGGGTTCAGGAAATCTCGTTGAATGTGGTGAAGGTTCAAGAATACCCCAATGGGCTGCAGCCGATTGCCCGGAGCGGCGCCGGAGGAAGCGGCCTTTTTCATGGTCAAAACACGTTCGACGTGCGCGGTCATTACAACCCACTGCCCCAAGGCCGCTCGGCCATCGTCGCCGCGTTGAACTTGTCGGAGGTCGAGCAGGCTACGCACAACCTTCCCTGGGGAACGATCGTCCAGCTACAAACGTGGACTACGCGCTCATCCGCCGGTCCAACTGGCCTGGCGCACGAAGCAAAAGGCACCGATTGGCCTGTGTTCTCCGGCCCGGCGCAAGTGACGCTTGAGGTCCGGATTGATACGGTGATGTCGCGCATCGAAGATGCGGGCTCCGATTTCGCCAACCCCGAAGTGGACCGCCTTCGCAACCTGTTTTTGCATCTTGGGCCGTACTTCAAATGCCGCCGTCTGATCCGCAGCAACGGCCAGTTCGGCCAACCGCCGGTTCTCGACTTAGCGCAGTTCCTGGTGTGCATGCCGCAGGGCGAAATCGACATCCTGAAATTCATGAAAGTTCCATTGAACCCCAATGAACCGCCTACGCAAATCTACAACATTGACGGGCCAGGTCCGACGTTTCTTGCCAGCAACGGCGCTCGAGGATTGACCCTCTGGCACACTACCTGTAGCACGCCGCTGGTGGACCCGCCCACCGCATCTGAGCTGTGCGGCGATGGCGGCGAAGGGGGCGGCCGATGACCCTACCCGAGATGATCGACATGGCGCGCAAGTTCCCCACCCTCGGCCGCGCAGGCAGGCCCCTCGATTCGGACAAACTGCCGAAGGACTTGCCGAAGGACTATCGCTTCCAGCTGCTCCGGACCATCGCGAGAGACCACCCCCAGGCCCTCGACGATATCGCCTCTGGGAAATGGCCCAGCGTCCACGCCGCGGCCGTCGCCCTCGGAGTCCATCGCCGCCAGTCGCCCGAGACCGCGGCCCATTGTGCGCTCCGCAAGATGAGCGAACTCCAGCGCTGCGAGTTCCTGCGGAGGTACCGGTACATTCCTGGTACCTTGGCGCAAGAACAGGGGCGAGCCGAAGCCCGCCCCGCGCGTTCTTCTGAGATGACCGCGCTCGCGGCTATTCCTGCCGGCGGTCCATCGAAAGCTTGAAGCATCGCACCGTGTTGACTGTAGCGTCCTTGAACGGCTCGGACAGGCTGTCCCACGTTTCCAGGATCTGCATCAGCCGCGCATCGGCGCGCAACTTCCTACAAACACAATCGGCGTCCGACCCGCAACCCTTTGCGGTTTCGCTACTTGCATCGGCTGCACTGGTAGGCTGTAAACCCGTTGGCGAAAGCCTTCCCTGGTTCGAATCCAGGCGCTCCCAGTGGTGATCGCAAACTCTTTCTGTGTCGTCATTTGCAGCACTTGCCATGGCACCGATCGCACCCGAACAGTTTCCGCGGCTTTCGGCACCCATCGGCACTGTTTGGCGTGAATCGGCACCGTCTGCGCGCAACATTGAGTACAACATCTTGCCATCGGTTCCGGTCGCCAAAGCCCGTTGGTCTTGCGGCCCGGTGTTTGGCAGCTTGTCCAGCGCGGCCCGGGAATCGGCCCTTGAGATGTGGGTGTAGTGGGCCATGGTGAGTTCGATGGTCGAATGCCGCATGAGTTCCTGGGCGGTCCGGGGATGGACTCCGGCTGCCGCCAGGCTGCTGGCCAGTTGGTGCCGCAGGGAATGGAAATCGAACACCCGTCCGGAGTCATCGACATAGGGGATTCCCGCGGCCTCCAGGTCCGCCCGCAGCATCTTGGACGTGTAGCCGCTCCCCGGCAGATTGAATGCCCGGGCGCTGGGCAGCTTGCCGGCTAGGTGTTCGGCCAGGTCGGCCGCCAGGGGCTTGCGCACCGGCTGAACGGCGTCCTTCTTGTTCTTGGCGTGGGCCGCCTCCAGGCAGACCACCGGCTCATCGGCCCCGAGGTCGAAGCTGGCCCGGGTCAGGCTCCGCAGTTCCCCGGCCCGAAGTCCGGTTTCTGCCGCCAGACGGTAGACCAGGGCTCGCTCCGGGCCGCTCATCTTGAACCGGAAGGGTTGGCCCACAGTAGCCGTAACGAGTCTTTGAAACTCCGCGGCCTCGAGCGCTCGCCGCACCCAACGCTTGTCGGTCTTCGGGTTCTGCATCGAGAGGCACTTGACCGGATTGTCTGCAAGCCGGTGCTGCTTCGTCATCCAGCCGCAGAAGGTCTTCAGGGACGCAAGATAGTGGTTGGATGACTTCTTGCTCAGGCCCTCGCGCCTTCGCTTCGCCAGGAACCCCTCAACCGCATTGGCGTTGATCTGAGAGGGGAACACGGCCCCGATTCCATCAACGGCGCACGCCACCCGGCTGGCCGTGAGGTCCGCGTGTTTCTTGGAATGGCCGCTGTCAATCAAGTGCCGCTTGAAGTCTTCGATGTGCTTGGGCAGGGGCTTGCCTTCGGCTTCGGTGTAGCCGGCAATGAGCCCGGCCGCGGCCAGCTTGGCCCGCAGCTTGGGCTTCAGGGTCTTCACCCACGCCAGGGTTTGCGGGCTCGGCATGCCCCCGCCGGCAACTTCATTGACCAGGTCCTGCACGCGTCGCTCCAGGCGCCCGGTCGCCCCGCGGTCCGAGTAACCGGCAAAGCGAAGCGGCCGGCCGTTGTGGTCGCGCATTTGCACCCACCAAACGGAGATGTGCTTTCCGCGAACGATTGGTTGGTAGAGGCTCATCTTCGGCCCCGCTTCCCCTCGGCCTCCATGGCTTGCCACTGATCCCATGGCGGGCAGTTGTCGCGAAGCCATGCGTTCAGCACCGGGAGCGACCACCGGACGGCGTCGCCGAATTCGACGCGCGGCGGGATCCGGCCAAGTTTCTCCAGGGTGGATACGCTCCGAACCGAGATGTTCAGCACGTAGGCCGCTTCCTGCGCCGTGAGCAGCTGCTTACCCGGATCGGGCCGTTGCGGGTAGTCGGGATGCTCGGCCTTCAGTTGGTCCGACAGACGTTCGCTGAATTCGACGGCCAGCTTGCCGGCCTCCACGTCGCCGGCGGCCGCCTTTTTCAGCATGGCCAGGATGAGTTCCGGGACCCGTGGCATCATCTCTTTCTTGAGCCGCTCATTTCCGACCAGCCAGTCGCTTAGCGCCTTGTTCATTTCAGGGTTCCTCCAACGTTTGGGTTGTTCGCTCGGCACTTCGCAGCGCCGCAGGGTTCACGATTGCGCCTCATCGTCCGCCGGCTCCGCCGGCTCGTCGCTTACCAGGATGACCGGGTCGAACGCCGCGCTTTCGGCGACCGCGATGACCGGGTCGAACTTCTCGAACGCGTCCGCCAGCTCATTCAACTGGAACCACAGCCGGTCCAGGCCATCCCGCATCGGGGATATCAGCTCGTCGTTGGCTGTCTCCGTGCCCTCCGCCAGTGCCGCGCGGGTTTCGATCCATCCGACGCTGGCCCGATCGAATGCGTACTCAGCCAGCTTGCGGAGCTTTGCGGCCACGGTCCAGGTTGCCTTGGGGGTTTCGGTCGTTGCGTTCATGGTTCGTTCCTTCCAGGGAGCGCAGCCCGGGGCGAACCGGCTGTTGCAGACTGCCAAGTGAGCAACACGAACGCGTTAGGCGAGACCGTCCGCCCCGGACTACTTGCTTCCCGCGTGTTGGTTTGTTTGGTTCATTGGAAACGTCCGCTTACCCACTTGGCAACCCCCAGTATCGGCTATCCCGTGGCCCGGGTCAATAGCAAAATCCCGTGATTGGGGAAAACCCCGGCAACCGCAGGCCGGCCCGGCTCAGTAAGCCAGCCCGCGGCGCCGGTGGGTGACAGTCAGAACGGGCATTCGTCGCTGTGCTCGGCCATCTTCATGCAACTCTCGTAGAACCGCTGCAGTTGTTCAAGCGGCACGCTGTTGGCAATCCCGCACTCTTCGGCCAGGTCGATGATATGCCACAATATGTAAACGCATTCGTCATACTCCTCGCTGGTTCCGCCGTCCGGGTGTCGCAACTTGTCTGCTATCGCTGTTTATGATGGCTTGCAGGCTCATCTTGATGGATTCTGCATAGCCCTCGCTGTCCTTCGGGTCACTCTTGCTACCGAACAGGCTAGTTACTCGTGTCTTCATGTCTGTCACCCTTTCAAACGGTATTCACTTCGGCGAAACGCTCGCCAACCTATCACTGTCACCCTTTCAGAAAACCTCTTGCTTCGCCCCCACCAGGCCCGGCCGGTGGGTGATGAGCGCACCCACCGACCAAGGCCATGGCGGAACCCACCTTCAGGAACGAGCAAACTAGGAACGCGTTGCCATGTTCACGAACGGACTCAGTGTGTCCGCCCCGCGCTTCGGGGTCATCGCCGCCTCCCACAACGGTTGGCCGTCAACATCCATCGTGACTCTGAATGCCCGCTCGTCATTGATAAATCTCACGTGAATTGACTCTGCCTGGTTCACGCTTGCAATGCCAATACCATATTCTTTCGGGTTGACAAGCAAGAGGTCGCCAACGGTGCCGAGCGTCGCGGGATACTCGGAGAAATACACCGGCCGGCCGAGCAGGGTTGGTGGTTTGTCCTCTACTAAGTTGTCGCCCCAAACCAGCTGCCCGCCGGTTCCGGTTGCGATTGCCATCGTCCGCAGCTGCACGTAGGTATCGTGATTCGCCAGCCAGAACGCGTTGTTGTATCCGTAGCAGCGCGCCGCCATTTTCAGCACGTTCTCCGCGACGATCGTAGTCGCCGCCTGCGACGCTTCCGCCGAGACCGTGACAAGCGCGTCACAGTTGTTGATACCAACCGGCTGTCCGGCGCCGGTGCCGTTCAACCAGGCATCGAACAGCTTATCATTGATAGCGTCCTGAAAGTTTCTGGCCATGATGTCCGCTTGACTGATAGCGCTGTAGCGAAGCAACCTCTCGCTCGCGTACGCCAGCGCCGCCAATGTGTGAACCTGGAACTTCACCTGGTTGTAGCTCGCCTTACTGGAAGTGATTGCCGCGGTTTCCTCGGTCCAGTAGGCAGTTACTCCGCCACCAATCTGGGTGGTGTGATCCTTATCGACGCGGCGCGGGATCGTCACGTTGTCGGTGCCTTCGATGCGAATCATCTGCGCCCGGGAACGGATCGGGTCGGATTCGTTCGGGGTGCTCAGCAACATTCGCGAGTAACCCGGAGGAATCAGGAAACCGCCGTCGGGGTTGGAGATTGCCCGGTATTCGTCGCTGCCGACGGCCTTGCCGCGGATGCGATCGGACCAGTCCTTCAAGTGCGTCATGCGCTTGTCCTGAATTCCGTTGCACTCGCTTTGAATGCAATGATACAAGAATTCGTTGAAGGTCTTGAAGCCGGCCTTCTCGTCCGATTCAATCACCGGGTCGCCCACGCGCAGGTCCGGGCGCTTGATGGACTTCTTGAGTACTTCATCGACGCGCGCCTTGATGTGTGCGTCCAGGTCATCCTGCGAAATGACCGCGCCATCCTCGGTCTCGTATTCGATTGGTTCGGTTGCTTGTGCTTTTGCCATGATTGGTTTCTCCCTCAAGAGTGTTACTTACTGAAGTTGTAGCGTCCGCATGTAACCCAGTCCAGCCGGCGGTTGATGGCATCGACGATGTGCGCTTGTGTCAGCTTCACCCGCCGCGGACGGTTG